ATCCGCAATCTAGGAAGATGCCGCCTTCACATGTCAGGTGGATGGATAGTTTGTCGGGAGTGGCCGCTCCGATGCGAGCCTTGAGGCCGCCCTCCAGGTTGATCTCAGCCGAGACGTTCTTCGTAGGGTAGTTCTCGACGCTAGAACCTGGGATGTTGACGAAGAGCTTACCCTGCTTGCTTACGGCTACCGCAAATTTGCTCTTTGACGCACTCCTGGGGGGGTTCATCTGGAAGAGGTAGGCCGCAGCCATGTTGAGGGCCTCATCCACGCCAACACTAGGGGGACGAGCGGCCTCGTCCATTCGGAACCCGCTTGGGTTTCCTATCTGATCGAAGTCCTCGAAGAGAACCGGCTTGAGGATACGCCCGTACTGACGTTGACCAAGGGTCGAGAAAGGATCGTTTCCGATGACCGTACCGAAGACCTGCTCGATGTAGACCTTGGGGCGGTCCATCGAGAAGCCGTCGATCTCCTCCAGTACCTCTTGACGGAGATCCGTATCATGCCGGATCTCCAAACGGCGCTCCGTGAAGGCACGTCCCGAACCACCAGTGAGGGCGTCCTCAAAGTTGGTGGCTGCATTACCAGAGGGATAGTAGACCTGTCTTCCGTTGGAGTACGTGAGAGGTGGGAACTCCTCGTTGTCGTTGATGCGATCGAGGACCTTGCCGGTCTCTGTGTTCAAGTACGTGTTGGGTGGGATCCCTGCGTCAGCAAGCTCATCCCGTCCAAAGTAGCGTTGCTCGACCGTTCGGACAGTTTTACCGAAGGTCCCGTCCTTTTCCTTTTGGAAGATGTCGAGCGGAAGATTCATCTCCCCTCGTCGGGCGGCCCCAGAAAACAAGTAGCAGGCCGAGTCGGACTCGACTCGATGAATCGCTTGGGAGATCAGCGTCCGATCAACCGCTCGAAGCTCAATGAGGTCTCCTGCTTGGTTGCAAAACTTGACGTCGGAGGAGAGGTGCATCTCCGATCCAGACGAACTCATCCCCATGATGTCGCCGGGACGACCCATCATCCGCTTGAATCGGATGGTCTTCCCGTAGAGTTTGTCGATATCCGCTGACTCCTCGGCCGTAACCGCACCTGGGTCTACGGGAGAATGAGGATCAAACCGAAGCCCAAGCTTGTTCCCAGTGGGGATGTAGCCGACGATCACAGCATCGTAGAGCTGCTTTTGACGGCGTCGGTATGCGACGATGACAAGAGAATTGACCTCCGGGATCCCGCCCAAGAAGCTGCGGGGACCGCACATGGCTTGGGTGAGGTCTACCTCGAACCGCTCCTCCGATCCGGTGACCATCCGAAGATCCGCCTTCATGTTGATCTCATCCACTCGCGTGATGAGGGCGATCTTTGTACCGGAGAACGGAGCATTATCCCCGCTGATGAACTCCTTACCTGGGATCTTACCGACGGGTTGCTTAGGGAAGCCCATGGTTAACCTAACTGCGCTATCTCTGCCTGCTTATGGGCGAGGTCTTGTTGCGCTTGAGCGATCTGCCGCCTGAGGCTTTCGGCCGAATCGGTGTTCCCGGTGGTGGTGTTACCCGGCGTGTTCTCCCTTTCAACAGCGGTGAGACGCTTGTTGAGTCGATCAATTAGACCCGCGAGGTTGGTGATCTCCTGTGCCAACCCGGCCTTCTTCGCGTTCTTCTTTATGTTATCGCCGAAACTGGAAAAGGCTTTTTTGAGATCCGACGCGGCCGAGCTTCCCTGTTGAGCTGTTGCAATCGGGTCCCCAAGGCCCGAACGGTTCATCGATCCGAACGGAGGGGCAAAGTCAGATTGGCCGGAGTCTCCCTCTCGACCCGTAAAGAGGTCCGGTAGAGGTTTTTGGAGACCCGAATCCTGACCTGTTGCATCCCCACGCAACGACTTCTCATACGGTTGGTGGACATCATCGAGCGTCTTGTAGAGGTTCCAAAGGAACTCATCCACCCTGTCCTTGATGTTCGCGAACTTGAGGGCTGGATCTTGGGGTTTGTTGAAGTTTGGAGTCTCCCCTGTCTCCCCGTGGACGTCTTGGCCGAACAGCTCACTCGTGTCCGGACTTGCCGCACTGATGTTGCGAAACTGATACCCCACATTGATAAAGGCTAGGTCTGCTCTCCCGATCTGACAGTCGCAGTCGGGATCTCCAGGGGCATCCGCAGACCGGATGGACATCTCCGTAAGAGTCAACGCTCTTGAGAACTGGCTCGCTTCCACACTGGCTGCATTACCCTTGTAACCAGGGGAACCCAAAGGGACTACGTCGATGAACTTCTCTTCCGTAGCCGAGAATTGAGCCGGCCTATCCCCGACAGTACCGCCAGGGGTCAAGACCGCCGCTGTTTGATAATCCTCTGGGAGCATCCTCGCTAGAGCATCTGCGGGGTTAGCGTAAGCTGAGGTGATGGAGGTCAGACCTTGCGACTGAGCGTTGAGCATCGCGAACAGGTTGCCACTCAACGCCGTTTGAAGGTCGACCCCCTCCCCACCCTTCAACCTCTTGTTCGCCTTACCTGGCTCATCCTCGTTGAGAACAAGAGAGCCGTCACGAAGGGCAACCCCACGACCATACCGGAAGTGGCCGACCACCTCGAACCCCCTTGCATCAGACACGGGGCGAACCATCGCATTACCGTTAGGTATCGGACTTTTCTCTACGCCAGTGGCGGTGATGTTTGCACTTGGAATAAGGGCGAACTGAGTGATGTCCCCGGACACATCGTGGGCGTACACAAAGACGCCGGCCGAGTTAATCCCGTACTGGTAACGGTTCTCACTATGCTTCTTCTGGTGAGCAACGAGCTTTTCATCTGCTCTTGCAAGGCCCTCCTTTACTTTAGCCTCCTGTTGAGTCTTGTTGACCTTAGGCGCTTCCTTCACCTTGACGAATTTGTTAGTCCCTGGCTCCTTCTGTCCGTCGTTGGCCTTATCAAACGTGGCTTGGTCCATAGGGCGGGCGTAGACCATCACGACGTTAGGGTGCCCAACGATCTTACCGTTCTTAGGGTGCCTTAGGATGAGCGGCTCGTAAGGCTCTGTAGTCTTCCTATCCTCTGGGTTCACATTGATTGGAGGAACGGTTGCGGCATCCCCCATTTCAAGAGTGAACGCCTTTTGTGCAAGCCCTTTGATAGTGGGGGGACCCGGATTGACGTTATCCTTCTTCGCAGGTGGGGGTTTCGGTGGGGACCCTTTGGCCTTCCCTGAGGCTGCGAGTTTGTCAAACTTAGCCTTCGCAACTTGAAAGGCCCTATCAGACAAATCGCCGGTCGTCTTGAGGGTAGCCATCCCTTTGATGCCAATGAACTTCTGGCGTCGGGCCGTCAAAGACAAGGTGGTTGTCGCTCGACCCCCAAAGGAGATGTTGTGGCTGATTCCTTTCAAGTACCAAACTTGGTCCTTGGGGGCAACATAGACTGGGAACCCGAGACGTAATTCAGGGCGCAACGGGATATTGATGGTTGCTTGGTGCCGCCTGGAATTCAAGCGGTCCATGATGTCCATCCCGTGGTAGTACATCATCGTTGGATCCGACATCCACTCGCTGTTGTACGAATGGGGACGCCACCCGTACTTCCGAAGCAGGTGGTAATCAGTTACGGATGACGTCGGGGTCGACTCTTCCCCAAGCCCATAGTCGATGTTGCCTCCGAAATTGCCTTGCATTGTCATCTGTGTGACAACCTCAGCTTCCGAATCTGAGAAGTTCCAGTCGATGATGTCGATGTCTTGGATCCAGGACACGGGCTTGTTGGCGATGATGTCCAAATTGTAGAAGGGGGGCTTGAAGACGATGTCCCCCGTAACGTCCATAAAGAACTCGAACCCAAGAGCTTCTTTACAGGTGTTGGCGATCTCTAGCTTGGTTTGGTACTCGGCCTGCCAGAAATTAACCTGACCCGCTTGACTGAACTGAGTCTTGAAAGCGGTTACACCAGGATCGGTCGGATCAAAGATGAGCTGCGAGGCATTGGAACCCCCGTTCGCATTTCGGACCGCTGTTGAGGCAACGTGTGGGTTACTTTGGGTAAACTTACCCTTGTCATACGCTTGCGCAAGAGAGTCTCCTCGGACAGCAATTCCATTCACCCCATAAAGAAGCAAACTGGACCTAATTCGAGAGAACCGGCTCGACCAGTACTGCATGACATCCCCCAAGACGGCAGTAAACGTCTTGGTTTGTTCGGTCTCTTTTCGTAGCGTGATGAGCGAGCCGGTCCCTAGGATCACGTCACCAAACGCCATCTGCGCCAAGGTCATGATAGTGTCGTAAGGGTTCGTACCGAAGAGCACGTTACCGAAAATGCTACGGCCTGATTGCCCGGCTGGGGCTGTAAAGGCTGGGTTGATGTTCATCCGGCAGATTTCCCACCACTTGAGGATGTCTGCGCAGTTGATAGTTACCGTGTGCTCCCCAGCCGAGTAGCTGTCACTCACCTCGGTGACAATACCCCAGAAGATCGGGTAGTACTGAGGGATACCTTCGAGGAGGTAGTACCCCTTGGCGAAAATCTCGATCTCCATCATCGGGGAGATCATGGGTACCCCGTCGAAGTAGAAGTCTTCGATTTCATGCCGAGGGACCGACATGGTGACGTTAGCCGAGCCAGGCACGCTATCGACACTCAAGTCCACTTGAATTTGAGTGATGTATTTGGAGAAGTCGAACTTGCGCTTGCAACTAGGGCAGCCAATGACATCCTGCTCGCCGTTGAGGTAGACGATAGCATCAGGAGCCGTAACAACCGTCGGTCGGAAGTTCGGTTGAAAGGTTCCTTGAAACGGTCCACGAGCCATCGATCAACCCCCTCCAAGGGTGGGAAGAGCATTCCCTTCCGCTACAGCGTTACGTTCTGGATTCCCAAGAGCAGGAATGGCATTCCCTGCCACTACGGCATCCAGTTCTGCTTGAGCCCCTGGCGGTAGGGCAACGGGACCGCCCCCTGTAGAAGTCGAATCTGAGCGAGTCGGATTTGCGGATTGGATGAATCTTTGCTCGGCCTGCTGCTGATCTGTTTTGGATACCTGGCTTTGGGTGTCGGGTCGGTCGAGGAGGAATGTGGCTCTCACGGTGAATGTGAAGCTGTACTCCAACGAGTACGGTTTGTCATCGGACTCCGTGATGTTGAAGTTGTCGAACGACCCGATGTACATAGTGTTGTCGTAGTAAATGTAGATCGAACCCACCATGGAGATTCGATTCCACTCTGTTCCATCAAATCGTGGACGGGTATCACCTTCCGTGATGATGCTGGCGTTGTTTCGGTAGAGGAGCCACAAGGACAGGAAGTTGTGGTACGCCGCTGAGAAGTTACGAGCGACACGGGTGAGCCCAGGCCCTTCTCCTTCCGCATCATCACGAGGGTTGTTGGCGTCTATCGCAAAGAATCCCGCCACACGACCGGAGGCTTCGAGCTTGTCCTGCCCATCCCCCCAATGTTCGATGATAGGTCCGTTCCTAGTCCAGTTCCCATCGGCGATGATTTTCTCGCTACTGACTTTGAAACTGGAGGGATTGACGAGCATCCGCAAGGGCGGAGTGTTCTTCATCGTGTTGATGGCTTCGATCGTGGCGTTGATCTCCGCCTGCTGACCCGTCAGGAACTTCTCACCCAACGCTACCTGCTTGTCACGAAGGCCATTATCGAAGGTCTTCGACTCCTCTTGCTTCGACTTGGAAGCGTTGGCGCTTCCCTTAGTCTGCCACTCCCCGTTGGCATTTTCGGAAGGTGAGATGACTTTCTTGGTGGCTGGGACTCCACCTCCTGCACGCGCAACCGCAGCATCAATCTTCGATCGGATAGCAGCGGAGGGTTTACCTCGAACATACTTCTCTAAGTCGTTAATTTCTACGTAACCCATACCTCCAGCTAGGCTGGCGTTTAGATCGATTGCCCTTTGTTGACCCTCTGGGTCATTAAATTTGTCCCCAGGGTGGTCTGCAAGCCAAGCCGCTTGGCGAGCTTTGCCCGCGTACATCGAGCCGTCTGGGTTGTTATGATTACCGAAGTTCCTAGCGTAGATTTGTAGCGCGTTCTTACCTGCAACGTTCTGACCTCGCATGAACCTCTCAACGAACGGGAGTTGTTCCTGAGCTGACAAGTCCTGGTAGGTCGTCCACTGCTCAGGCGTCATATACCCGCCCTGCACTTTGCCGTTTTTCACCGTACCCACGGCTGTGGAACGCACAAATTGGTTCAACCCCTGTGCGATAACCTTCCCCTTTTGTATGTTTTGAGCATGAGGGTCAAACCCACTCTCACCGTCAATGACCCCCGCCATGGCGTAGGGGCTGACTTTGAGTCTATTGCACATACCAACATAATCGTTCCAGAATGCGTCGGGTAGATTGGGCCCAGGCCTTTGACTTGCATTACCAAACGTCCCATCTTCGTTTGGAATGCGACCAGGACCCCCTGTTGCTGTGGCCCCACCCCCAGCTCCTCTAAGGTCAATGTCCTCAGGGGCACCAACAACCGCACCCACGGATCCCGAACGATCAAGAAGACGGCCCGTGATGTTCGACGCTGGAGGGATGAGCCCTACCGCAAAGAGCTTGGGGTTTGGTTTGACTTGCGTGACAGGGATGAAATCCTGACTGATCGCGTCATCAATGTGAGAGAAGTTCGAGTAGAAGTGAAGTTGAGCGTAGATGTCCGGCCCGTAGTAATCCGCAGCGGATTCGACCTGCTCCAGGACTCGATTGTTCCTTGACTCCGCAGGGCGAGGCGCAAAGGCAGCGTTAGGGTTCGACCTAGGAGTAACGGCTCCGCTATTCACGGTCTGCGGCTTCTGACCTGTCGTGGTGAAGGCATCGACCTTCTCGACGATCGTACCTACAGCTCCTTTGAGAAAACTGGTCTCTCTCTCCTCTGCCATGGGTTACCTCTTCCTTGTGGGTAGAGGTTTCTTGTTGGTGAAGAGGTCGTGGATCTCGACATCCCTATCAGGGAGACTCACGACAGGCTGACCTGCGTTGGCCGCCTCTGCTTTCGCATGCTGATCCAAGAACTCTTGAGATTTAGCCTGATTCTCCAACTGCAAGTTAGCCTCAATGGCTTCCGCTTTTTGCGCTTGGGTTTGACCCGGAGTGGCACTCGCCTGCCCCGGGATCTTAAGCGTCTTGAGCTGGTTCTGAGACTGGAACCCTGCGGATCGAACCTTGTATCGATCCGCGTTGATCGGGATCTGGTAGATCATTTTGACGACCTTGAAGATCCACGAAAGCTTGAAAACGAACGGAGCTTCGTCCGTCTCTTCCACGGAGAATGATCGGAAGTGACCGAGGTAGGTGCCACGGTCGTACATGATCATGATCTTACCTTGGAGGACAATCGCACCGAAGGGGTCGTAAACGCTCCCATTGTTTCGGTACAAGTCGTAGAGGTCTCTGTACCGATCCCACGCAATGGTCCGTTGTCGAAGAACCGAAGAGAGCCCTGTGGCCAAGTTAATGAAGGCGCCAGTCGACTGTTCGACCGAGATTTCACCGAGGTCATCTCCCCAGTGCTGCTCAACGAACCCCCCACGCGTCTGGATGCGTTCGATCTTCTTGTTGAAGGTTTCGGCAAAGCTCTGCGGGTTTACATGCGTGATGAGGGCGTGAGGTAGCATCGCCCTGAACTCCTCGTTCGGACTTGTCACTTGAAAGGCGAGTGGGATGAACCCGTCCCGCTTCTCAGCCCCATGCCGGTAGATGGCCTCTCCCGGAGCCGAGAGAGGTTCAAATTGCGATGGGTTTGCCGATCGAATGTAGGGCATTAGGTCAACTTCTCCCTACGTTTGTATTCGTAAATCCCCTCCGCAATCTTGACCTTGAGGAAATTGGCGAGGTCCTGCCCTCCAATGCCGTTCACGGTGAGATTGATGCTGCCACCGCCACCGGCTCCAGCGGGAGTGATCTTCTCACCAGGTCCGATCGATGCAAGACCTTCACCGGGGGGTAGTGGTTTGATGTTGGCGATGCCACCACTGACAGAGGTAACGATACCCCCGGTTGCATTCCCTTTGATACCGAGAAATTCCTTGTTTTTGGGGTCGTCACTGAACGCCTTGGCCATACCTCCGATTTCACTGAACCCGCTCTTCTCCATCTGATCGAGAAGCTTCTTGGGGTCCGTCGTCGAGTACATAGCGTACTCGAAGAGACCCTTGCGGATGGCAGCCAGAGACCCTTCTTCAATCACCTTCTTGAAGTGATTCTCGATGGTCATCGTCTTGTCGATCTTGATCCCCTTGACCCGCATCGCGTTCCAGAGGTCTTGAAGGCTCTTGACGACCTCAATACCGCCATCCGCGATAGTTTCGGCAACAACCTTGTCCTCGGTCTTCGCAGGGGCGGTTGGCCCAGCAGCCGTTGGTCCAGCAGCCGGAGCTACTGGAGCAGGAGCAGGTGGGGCTACCCCACCTGTACCCGGAGCTGCGGACTTTGCGGTAGCGACTGTTTGCGCTGCCGCAGGAGCCCCTGGCGTCCCTGGGGTTGGAGGCGCTTGCGGAAAGGGTGATTGAGCGGTACCCGTCGCCTTTTGGAAGTCCGCCGTAGCCTTGGCGAGCTGCTCGGGGCTAAGTTGAAGACGGATCTTGTCTAGGATTTTTGCTTGTTCATCCTGAGAGAAACCACCTTCCGTTAAGGCGGCTTGAATGTCTTGGCCTCGATCCAACCCAGAAAACGCCTTTTGCATCTTGGCGTAATCGATCTTCCCCCCCATCGCGGTAGAGATGCCCGCCTGTAGGCGTTCCTTCTTAAGGCCTACATCTGTACCAGCCCCTCCGAGTTGATCGTTGAGGGCATGGATGGCAGCGTTGTACTTCCCGGAGGCCGCCTCCCCATCTTTTTGGACCTTGTTGTATTCCTCTTGGGTCTTTTTTCGTTCCTCCTCAGAGAGGTTGGTCTGTTGGAGCTTATCTCCGAGTGTCTTCTGTTTGGCGGCAAGGTCGTCTGCCTCTTTACCTGAATTGTAGAAGGCGTTCTCCATGGCCTTGGCCCCGGTCGACTTAAAGAGGTTCTGATGAAGCTCCCCTGTTGACCCCGCCTTTGACGCGATCTCCATCAACTCCTTGTTGTTGGTTTTGGCGATAGCACTCTGCGCTTTGGCTAGTTTCTTCTCGTCGGTGCCACCCCCGAACCACTTCGACCCAAGGATGTCCTCCAAGCCATCCCACAAGGAAACGAGGACCTTGTAGAGCCAGTTGAAGAGGGCGTCGATCACCACGTCGAGCTTGTCGAGCGCCGACTGAGAAAGCTTACCGGACTCGTGGGCTGCCTTGAGTTGAAGCTCGGCTTCCTTGGCTTGGTCCTCTGCGGACTTGTCCAAGCTCTTGAAAATCTTGTTCGTGCTTGCCTTGTCTACATCCTCAGCATTCTTCATCCCGGCGGCTTGAACCTCCGCCATCTTCTTCTTCTCTTCATCACTGAGGACTTCGCCCTTCTTGCCCGCCTTCTCGAACAGTTTCTTGAGCTTCTTCTTCTGGTCTTCGATGCTCTCGAAGAACAACATGGTCTGGGTCTGCTCCTCTTGGGAGTAACCCGTCGCCTGCTCCGTGGCGAGCTTGCCAATGTTTGTCATGTCTTTGAGGGTCTTACCTCCCCCAAATTTCATCATGGCGGCTTTCATCGCATCAGCTACGCCCGCTGGTCCCATGTCCTCCATTGCGGCGGCTGTACCAAGAGGCCCACCCTCTTTAAGAGACCTCTGACGTTGTTGGAGACGTAAGTAAGCCTCTCGCTCGGGGCCGGCAACATCACCTGACTCAAGAGCCGCCTTAGCGGCACCTTTGTCCTTAAGACCCTTATCTTTCATCACCTTTCCAATAAGATCATCCATCTTATCGGCAACATCCTCAGTGGCAGCACTCTTGACCCCCCCTCCTCCAAGCAGAGAGGTCTTGAGTCGGTCCTGCATGCTCTTCCCTTTGAAGCCTTGGGTGAGCGTCTGCATAAATTTCGCTGCGGTCTTGGGGCTCATTGTCTTACCCATGAGGGCCAGGGTCTTCGTTACGTCTTTCAATCGCATCCCGTAAAGGGAAAGGTCTGATGATACCCCTCGGATGATGTTGAAGAACTTGCTGACCCCGATCCCAGAGTCGAGAGCGGCGGTCGTCATCTGAGCGAACCCTAAGGCCATATCCGTTGCCCCCGTATTCAACTCGGTCATCAACTCCCCTGTGAGAGTACCGATCTCATCGAGCGAGACACCGAACTGTCTTGAGTAAGCTACCGCCAAACCAGTAAGGCCTGAGTATTTAGCCATCCCTCCAGCCAGCGTAGCTAGATGCTTCTGACCAGAAGCCGCTGCCTTTTCTGATTCAATCAGGCTTTCCGCTTGGGAGTCTCGTAGCCCTTTAAGGGAGACGCCCTCTTTTTTCATGGCGTCAATGACCGCGTAGTGGTCCTTGGCTGCCGTCCCCATGTCGAGGTTCATCTTCCATTCGCCACTGATCTGGTCTTTGAGTGTTTGCAGGTTGTCCGAAAGCGATTGTACCGCGACGAGAGGTTTACTGGCCGCATTGCCCGTAAGAGCCATCCCCTCCGCCAAGTCTTCGGCGAGCGATCCTCCGGCCATCAATTCCTTGTTGATGGCCTTACCCGCCGACTCGACATCGATCATGGTCTTGACGATGCCGGCGAATATCCCGGCAGTCATCGACAAGATAGGCCCCATTTTAGCAAGAGAACCAATCATAGGAGCCATCTTACCCATGATTCCGCCCATGGCTTGCATGGCCTTTCCAGCACCACCCCCCATCTCACCACCCTTCTTTTGAAGGGCGGCTCCACCCTTGGCAGCCGCAGCTCCGCCGTAGCCTCCAATCGCCTTCAGGATGCCGGATCCAAGCTTACCGCCACCCTTGAGGAGTCCTGAGATGTCCTTCGCCTTGAAGGAAGCGAAGCCCTCCTCAAGCCCCCCTTTAAGTTCATCCCCAATGGACTTTTTGAAGGCATCTAGGTCAATCTTCTTACCCAGAATCTCAGTGATCTCATCTGAGGCTTCTTTGGCATTCTTGATAGACGCTAGCTTCAACGCCTCGAACTCTTTGATTTGCTCTTGGATCGATTCCCGTTGCACCTCCGTGGAGGCGGCTGCCAGATCCTCACGGTTCTTCAGGATCTCCCGTTCGCTTCGGACGACCTCTGCTCGGAAGTGATTGACCGCCTTCTCCGCCTCCGCAAACTGCTTGGTGTGACCCCTGCTGAGGGCCTTCCCAAGAGCCCCGACTTGCTGCGAGGACTTCCGAACGCTTTGGTCAAAACCCCTAAGAGCCTTATGGAGATTGCGAGTCTCCATATCGATATTGAAGGCAACCCTTACGTCTTCACTCGAAGCCATCTGTCATCTCCGAAAGGGGGTGGTTCGAGGTCGCGAAGGGGGGAGAGGGTGGATATCCGAGGTGTCCCGGTCAGTGGTCCCAACGTTGGACTTCACACCTGGAGACGACTGATAAGTGTCATCGGAATCCATGTATTTCTGAAGGAAGGCCTCCATCCTCGGCTCCATCATCTCCGGGTAGACCATCTTGCCTGCAACTCCCTGCGCTTCAAGTTGCCTACGTCGAAGAATGCGCTGTTGAACCTCCTCACGGGAGAGACCCGCCAGCTCCGTGGTGGCAGATCGCACGGGGTCTCGTTCACGGTCTTTAGAGACCTGATGGATTTTCTGTTGACGTTCTTGAATCGTAGCCCGGATACGAGCCTCTTCCCGAGTGACAACCTCGTCGTGCCAGTCCTTCTCCCCACGAAGATCCCGCTCCAATTGAGAAGCCAGCTCCTCGACGGTTCGAGCTACGATCTTTACGGTCCGGCCCTTCTTCTCATCTTCAGGATCTTCACCGAGAAGAATTTGACGGAGGATTTTGTCTTTTCGCTCAAGACGGTTCTCTTTCTCCTTCTTTCGTCGTTCTTGGTCCTGATTGTGGACCTTCCTGATTTCCTTCCCTCCGACGAAGCATCCGCCGATAAATTTGGCGTAGTCCCACTCTCGTTCCGCTTGGTCTCGGGTATCCTCGTAGCTGTTGAGTGCTCTCCAAACGAGCTGGGCGAAGTTCATCCCCAACGACTCCGTCCCTTGGACTCCTGTACAACCAGAGGACATGAGATCGAGCCCCTTGAGCTGAGCCCATCGGAATCGCGAGGAGACCTCCATTTGGTAAGCCTCCGTCAAAGTGATCGCGTTCGTCGCCTTGCGGTTCACCTGACTCAAGTAACGGATGATCTTGGACTTGGCTGACATGGGGAGTGCCTCGAAGGTCTCCACAAGCTTCGGGATCCACTTGGCCTGCTCAAGCAAGATGTTTTGCCCATCAATCATAAAAACGCCGTGGGCAAGGAAGGTGCTGTAGTACCTCTCAAGAGATCGCCGATCTCGACTTTCCATACCCCCCGTTACCCACTGGAGGTTGTCAAACTCGTTGTGGTTCAACGATTTGAAGACAAACGGAACGTCGTTGATCTCACCTGGTAGAGTCAGGAAGCCCTTGAATAGGAGACGCTCGACATCTCGATAGACCTCGGGGTTGACCTCCGGGTCCTTAGGGGCATCAATCCGAATACCCCCCTCATCAAGACCGGAAAGGGCTTCTTCTTCCCCCTCAACCACTCGGTTGATGGCGTCGTTGAGATCCCTAGAAGACACTCACGCCTCCTAGAACTGCTGGGGCCTACGAAACCTCGCGTTTATACCAGCCACGGGCGGCTGCTCGAAGATCCTCTCCGCCTCGGTAGGGTTGACCCTTTCGATGGGTCTTGAAAGCTCCATCGGGGTCCGTTCCATACCTGGCGTAGCGGCGACGATCTGCGTCCCCCCCTGGACGGCTGGAGGGAGTTGCGTCCCTCCTTGGATGGGTGAGGTTGGCTCGAAGGACTCCCCCTCCATCGCAGCGATCTGAGCCGACTTCTTCAACACGGCTTGGTTGGCTGGAAGCACCGGATTGGCCTGCATCGCCGGGGATGGGGTAGGCACGGGGACCTCGACCTGACGTTGGTTGAGGGGCTGCCTTGCCTGCATGATCTCATCAGGAGTCGGCTGGTCCTCCTGGGGTAGCGGTTTAGCGACCCTGGGAGCCGCCTCAACAGGCCTTTGAGCAGGTCGAGCCCTTGGGGTTGGGGCCGTCGCTGCCGCCTCAGGGGTCGGTTCTGGAGCCGCCTCAGGGACGGCGGGTCCTGCGGGAGGCTCGGGCTCCGCAATCTTGGAGAGCTTCTCGTTGGCAGCCTCCAACTCTACCTTAGAGGTCTGGGTGATGTACCCCAAGTCTTCTCGGATCTTTACCGAGATTTCAACAGGGACATGCCCCTCAAGCTCCTTGGCTTCCGAAAGGAGGCGGCGGTACTTCTCCTCGGGGGTTTCGTCAGGGACCGTAAACTTGACCCCTTCCCCAGCCTCCTTTTCAGCCTTGGCGATGACGTCGTTGAACTTGCGGAAGGCTACGTCTATAGCCTCACGACCCCAAGATCCAAGGACATAATCACGCACAAAGGCGTGCCTCTCAACCTTCACTGTCTTAACGACAAGCTTCTTGGTCTTCTCGTCTACATCCTCCACGTCCACTTCAACGAAGTCGACGTGACGTAGATCGACTTCGTTGAACTCGCAGACGGAACGGCAGAGGTGCTCCCGCTTGAAAGCGTTGAGGTAACCTACGCCCTCGGGGACCTCATCGATCTCCGCGTGTATCGTCTCGTACTCATCTGGACGAAGGCTTTGGAGGACTACGGAGCACCCACTGATGGTGAGTGGCTCCTCAGCCTTGCCAACGTTCTGAGCCTTCTTGAGCGCCTCTGTGATCTTCTTCGCTGAAAGGGTTGCCATTCTCTCGCACCTTGGTTTGGGGTGAGGAGAAGGACGGAGCGGTTTGGGAGGCGGTATACATCTTCATCTTGGATTCGGGAGGGGGAAACAATCTGGATCCAATCTGATTTATCTACATTTACATCCGTGGCCGCTTGTCCAGTCTCGTTTTTACGTTGCTGGATTACGCTCCAGCAGTCTGGTTCGGCGAGGTTCCACCCGAGAAGCGGAGCGAGTAGCCGGCACCTGCGGAGCCGTTGGCTCCGATCGGCGCAAGGCCAGAGTCGATCCATTCCCCGTAGTTGGAGAACCCGTCGATGACGTCTGTGACCGTGACGGAGCTGTTCTCCGCTACCATGGCTGCATCCGAGGTGAACGAAGCCGAGTAGCTGTTGAGCCAGCACCCCTCGTAGAACGTGAACAGAGCCTTGATCGCGTTCGTGGCGAGGTTGGCGACGGCCGTGGGCTGTTGAACCGCCTGCTTTGGCGAGATCGGAACCCCGGCGATGTCATCCCGGCTGCTGATCTCGGAGAAGACCAGCTCTTGCTTGAGATCGAACGGCCAGCGGTGATGCTTGAGGGAGCGGACGAGGCCCTCCACGCCACCCTTGTAGCCGAGCACCTGCATGATGTTCACCGTGTACAGGAGCGTCCTGTTCAAGGTGAGGGTCATCGGCTCGGTCACACCCGGCACCAGTTCGGCAACCTGGTCACCGAAGCCAACACCACGGACCGGATCGATCGTTCGGGATTCATCGAACCCGAACTCCGACACGACGCCGATCTGCTGGAACTTCTGTTTACCAGTCATGTACCCGTAAATCTTGGTCTTTTGGCTGACAGCTACACGTGTGTTGGGAGCCGTTCCCATGCGGTAGATGTAAGTGTCGTTTTCGCGAGGAGATCCCATGACTTACGTGCTCCCTTTCCCGTCTTGAATGAGACTCTGCTTTGCGGCCCCGAAGTGGGCTTGAATCTTCTCGGCCTTGGAGGCCAGATCCAAGAGCTGTGGTTGAAGGTCATCGTCGGTCAGGGCCTTCACCTGAAGCATCTCAGCGAGCTTGCTGGAGATGATGTGAAGGTCCATCGTGGCGACCTTGGTGTTCGTTCGAGGGCTGGTCTCGACGGCCTGAAGAGCAGCCTCAACCTTCGTCAACACGGACGTAGCGAGGGCCTCGTTGAGCGTGGCTGTCTTGAAGGTGTCTTCTTCCACCTTTGCTTCTTCGCTTGCCGAGAAGTTGGTTGTGGGGCGCCCGCTAGACAGCGTCAGGAAGGCCTTACGGACCCGAATGAGATAGCCGATGTCCGGGAGGTCAAAGGCGGTCCCAACTCGACCAAGGCCATTCAAAACCCCAAGGAGGCTGAAGAAGACCTTGCCAGTATTCCCGCTCGTGTAGGCGGCTTGCGCCTTACGAGCGGCTGCCATGATCTCATCCAGACCTTCGAGGACCATCGCGTCCCCGAACTTGGGGGCGGGATCGAGCCCACCAGGCATGGGAACTTCCATCTCTGGTTCGCCGGCAGCCGACTTGAACTTGTCCTTGTTCTTGTCGTTCTGCTTCTTCCACTCATCCGCGTCCTCTTTGGACATGTTCTCGGTGGGGTCGGCCGGCTTACCCTCCTCGAAGCGGGATTCCTTCTCCTCGCTCTCTTTGCTTTCAGCCCCGGCTGCTTTGAAAGAGAGAACCGCTGAGGGCGCACTTGCCATGATCTCACCTTCGTCGGCCACCTTGATGTGGCTGTAGTTACCTTCTTCAATGAGAACCTTCTCGTGATCGGCGATGTCCTTCGCGAGAGCCTCACGGAGCGGCTTCGGGAAGAGCGTCTTCGCCTCTCCTCCGAACTCCTTGGCGTACATCTTGGCGCCTTCATCGACCCAATACATCCAGAGCTTGGGGGAAAGGTTGTGGTCGTACTTCCCCGACTTCATCTTGCGAAGGATGTTCTTGAGGATGCCCTCCTTTTGAGAGACGAGACGACCCTCGTTGTCCATGTACAGCTCAAGCTCAGTCTTGGCATCCTCGTCGACTGCGCCTTCTTTGGCGATAGGATCTACGGACAACCCGTGAGCAAGTTGCTGGAGGGCCCGTACTTGAGTAGGCGAGGCATTGGTGATGCCTGCTACCAAGGTCTCCAATGCTGCCAACTTGAACTCGAACGGGTTCATCGTGCTTGCGCCTCTGGGAAGGGGTCGTGAAACCACTGGGATAAGACGATTCTCATGCACCGCCCATCGGGACCTTTTGGGGCGCAAAAGGTCCTCCATCTCCGTGAGATCCACAGAGAGTTTCGCCTCTCCTTTGGCGAGGAAAGCATCGAGAACTTTGCGAGCGATGGCCCCGCTCGAAACCAAACTGGTGACGAACTTCAAAACGGACACGGACCCGAGCGTGAAGGTCCTCCCGTCAGGGAGATTCACGAAATCCCGGAAACCATCTGTGCCCACTGTCACGAGCATCCCCATGCACTAGGGAACCCTGACAACAAGATTAGACCCTCAGGAAGACTCCCAACATGTGTGCGACGAGAACCAGGCTCCCGTCCGAGGGTCCGAACAAGTAGTGCCCCTCGACCCTCCAGTTTGCCTCACCTCCAGAGAGCCGCTCTAGCTCGTTGAGGTGGTAGGCCGCCTGGTTGAGGTCAAAGGCTACCTTGTCACTCTTTCGAGAAGC